AAGGCAGGAAAAGAAAAGCGAAGCATGAACGCAGATGAGAAGGTTGTTTGGGATAAGCACATGGCAGATGTGCGAAAGTTTGATGATCAGATTGCCGAGGAGGGGCGGAAAGATCAAATGGCTGCACTGGAGGACTCTATTGCTGGAGGTGGCGAACCTCAAGCCGGCAAGATTGATTTAGGTACCCGTGCAGGTACAATTCACCCAACGAATACTCCTGAGTATCGTTCGGCATTTGGCAAGTTTTTGATGGAAGGGCGTACTGCAGCATTCACCAATGAAGAGTTGCGGTCTTTGCAGGCGAGCGTTGCAATCAGTGGTGGAAACATTACCCCACCGCAAGAGTTCGTGAAGAAGTTATTGGTTGGATTGAAGTCTGCGGTATGGATGCGACAATTTGCGACTGTTTTTGAACTGAAGACAGCCATGAGCATGGGGATCCCAACTCTTGATACGGATATTGCAGATGCGGACTGGACAACAGAACTGGCAACAGGAAGTGAAGGTTCGTTGGAGTTTGGGAAGCGTGAATTGAAACCGCAGCCGTTAGCGAAGCGAATCAAGGCTTCAGATACTTTGATGCGATTGGCAGCATTGCCGATTGAGGATATCGTTCGAGATCGTTTGATGTACAAATTTGCAGTATCGGAAGAGAAAGCTTTCTTGACTGGGGATGGAAATGGAAAGCCTTTGGGTGTGTTTACAGCAAGTGCAAACGGCATTGCAACAAGTCGAGATGTTGCAATTGGTAATACAGCCGAGTCGATTACTTATGATGGTCTATTGGCAACGAAAATGGCATTGAAAGAGGGCTATCGCCGAAGTGCTCGATGGATGTTCCATAGCGATGCGGTACTTCAGATCCTTCAACTGAAAGATGGAAATGGGCAATATGTTTTGAATCCGAATCTTCCTGAAGCGGATAAGATCTTGAACATGCCGTATCATACGTCTGACTTTGCTCCAAACACATTTACAACGGGTCAGTACGTTGGTATTTTGGGAGATTTCAGCCACTATTGGATTGCTGATGCATTGGATATGAGAATCCAACGCCTTGTTGAGCTTTACGCTGAGAGTAATCAAATTGGCTTCATTGGCCGTAAAGAGACCGATGGGCAGCCAGTGATGGGTGAAGCCTTTGCCCGCGTCAAGTTGGGTTAGGAGATAAGTGATGAGAGTAAAGATGAAGAAGACATCCGCGTCTAGCGCGGGTGTCTTTTTAAACAATCGAGAGTATGATCTCGAAATAGAATTTGCAGAGTCGTTGGTTGCGGTGGGTGCTGCGGTTTCTCTTGAACCTAAATCGGTGACAGTCGAACCTGATCCTGATCCGGGACCTGAGTTGGTCAATGTTGGTGGTGGATATTATGAGTTGCCCGACGGTGAACGAGTTAAGGGAAAAGAGAAGGCTGAAAAAGCGTTGGCCGATTACCTGGAGGAGCAAGGGGAAAAGCCTGCAGAAGATGCAGCTGATCAAAAGGGTGATGAATAATGAGCGTTAAATTGATTACACCGGCAAATTCATTGCCAATTGAATTGAGTCTTGTTAAGCAACATCTACGATTGGATGAAGAGGACACTTCTGAAGACGTACTATTGGCTCAATTTATTCTGGCAGCTGAAAGGGTGTGTGAGAACTACCAGGGAAGGGCGTTTTCAAAAAAAGGCTATTGTGCTTATTTTGACTGGATCGTGGAATCGGCAAAGCTACAATTTCCTCCTTTGATCTCTGTCAAAGAAGTGAAAGCGAAGCTTTACGATGGTACTGAGATAATTATCCCATCAGCTGATTATTTTGTCGATACGAGTTCGTTCCTCGGAAGAGTGGTCCTAAAAGATCCATCGAAGTATTTGGGCACTCATTTGGAACCGGCCGGCTATCAGATTGTTTTTGAAGCAGGTTACGATATGCTGCCAGACAATTACCGCCAAGCGCTTTTGCTTCTAACGGCTCATTACTACGAGAATCGAGAAGCAGTGCTTGTCGGTACGATCTCAAAAGTAATGGAGTTTTCTGTATTTGCACTGCTGGACCCTGATCGGGTGGTGGTCGTTTGAGAGCAGGAGCATTAAATAGGCGAATTACCTTCTTAGTAAAAAGTGAGAGCAGTTCTGCTGAAGGGTATCCGGAAGAGCAGCAATATACCCCGGGCCCTTCGTGCTGGGCGGGAGTGAAACCAATTACTGCTAAAGAGACCTTTGCTGGCAATACGGAAAAGACAGAAGCTACAACACTGATTACGATCCGGTACCGAAAGGATATTGATGAGTCTTTCGTGATTTCTTATAATGGAAAGATTTATGAAATTGAGTCAATCGTCGATGTGAACGAAGGGCACTTCAAAATGGAGATCTTGGCCAAGAAAAGGTAAGGTGAAGTAAATGGGTGTTGATCTTGAATTCAAAGGCTTTGAAGAATTAACGGCCAAGCTTGTTGAAAAGGGTAAAAACATTGGTCGAATTGAGAATAAGGCTTTGAAGGAAAGTGCGAAAGTGCTACGAGATGAGATCAAAAGGCGCGCACCGAGAAGTCAGAAGCCCAGGAAGAATCCCAAGTCAGGCAAACATACTTGGCGAACAGGGAAACATGCTGCTGATTATATTTCGATTTCGGGAGTAAAGACGGATAAGTACGGCTGCAAGAATGTGTTTGTCGGTGTGGAAAAGGGCGATATGTCAGCTTATTTCTATATGAAGTTTTTAGAGTGGGGAACATCGACAATAACGGCCACTCCCTTTGTCTTGCCTGCGAAGGAAGCGAAGAAGGCAGAAGTGTTCAAGAAACAGGAAGAAGTGCTGAGAAAGGAGCTTGCCCGTGATTGATTTGGGCGGACAGATCAAGTCCGCATTGGAGACGGATCCGGATGTGATTATGCATGCCGGTGAGAAGAAAGTACATCGGTTGAAAGCGCCTGAGGGAATCCAGTCACTGTACATCACGTTCTTTGAAGTGGTGAATGATGATATGAATTTCGCGGATAATGAGCCTTTATCAGCCAATTTGATCTACCAGGTGGATGTTTGGTGTGAAAAGAAAGACGTTTCGCACCTAGTTCCCCTATCAAATGGAGCGGAGAAAGTGATGAAGGCCCTGGGCTTTTCGCGCATCGATGCCCAAGAATTTTATGAAGATGATACCCAGCTGTATCACAAGGCGGCTAGGTATCAAATTGCCAAAGATTATGAGGAGGAATAGATATGGGTTATGAAGTTGGAGTAGATAATCTTCACGTAGCGGTGATTACTTCAGAAACGGATAGTGCGACTGTCTATGAAGCACCAGTTGCAGTACCAGGTGTCAAGAGCATCGGGCTTTCAACCAACGGTGCATCTGCCACTCAGAGTGGGGACAACCGGATTTTGGATGTTGAGACCTCACGAGGCGCAGTAAATGTGGCGATTGCTGCAGCAAGCTTGCCAGCTGATGTTAGAGCATTGTTGTTGGGCCATGCAATCAATGAAACAGATAAAACGCTCGTTGAAAAGTCGGGCGATCAGGCGCCATACATCGCTTTAGGATTCAGATCCAGCAAGTCGAATGGAAAAGCAAAGTACATTTGGTTATACAAGGGTAAAGCTATGGAGCCAGATGAGACTCATGCAGGTAAAGACAATGGTTCCACTACGTACAAGACGCCTTCAATCAACATGGTATTCATCCCGCGACTTGATGAAAAAATCAAGATTACCGGTGATGAAGACGATACTGGATTCACAGCCGCGGCAACTTGGTTTAGTGCAGTGTATGAAGAGTCAACGGGCGCATAGGAGGCAGTAAATGAATAATGTGAAAGATATGGGTGTGCAGCTGGTTCTTGATAAGCCGCGCACCTTGCGGTTTGATTTTAATGCGATGATTGACATCGATGAGAAATATGAGGGAGTTGACAAGGCTATTGCCGAATTGAATGCAGACGAACCTGGTCGCATCGTGAAAGCATTGAAAACGACCAGATATTTAGTTTATAAGGGCCTTTTGCACGAGGATCCGGATTTGACGGAAGTAGGGGTCGGCCGTCTGTTGACTTATAACATGTCTGCTCCGGCAGAAATCAACGCTGCCATCATGCAAGCATTCGGTATTGCATTACCAGATGTTGAAAAGGGCGAAGAAGGAAAAAACGAGTAGGAGTCAGTTCTGAATCCCCTGGATGGGATTGGGACTGGCTCTTTTATATGGCGGTAGTTCACTTGAGATTGAGTGAGGAGAGTTTTTGGCGGATGACACCGCGGAAACTCTTTACAATTCTTCGAGTGGATGCTGAGTTTAGGAATCCTCAGAAAAAGCCAGAGAAGAAGTTTATTGATGAAGTGCTCTTTTAGAAGGAGGGGATTGATTTGGCAGGTGGAACAGGCGATAAATATGATCTGTATACCAGGGTTGGCATGGACTCCAATGACTTCCAAAAGGGCATTGAGGACATCAATCGAAGCTTGAGAGGAATCAAATCGGAATTCAAGGTCACGAAAGAAACAACCAAGTCGTTTGGGAATTCATTTGATGCCTTGAAAGATAAATCTGAGTTTTTGTCAGCACATTTGGTTCAGACCAGAAAGAAAGCAGAGCTTCTTCAAAAGCAAATTGAAAAAGCTTCAGTAAAATATGGTGAGAACTCTAAACAGACTGAAAAACTTGGAAAGCAGTTAAATGATGCCAAAGCAGAAGAACTACGCTTGGAGCGTCAAATAAAGGAAACCAATGAGCAAATTGCGAAGCAGTCTACTGCATTTGGACGGCTAGAAGCTAAGGTTTCTGCATCAGCGGACAAATTAAAAGCTGTTGGTAGCGCCATGAAGAGTGTTGGATCAGGCATGATGCTATCACTTACAGCACCGTTGTTGGCAGCGGGCATAGCATCGACAAAGCTGGCCATGGACACCGGTGAGACTGAGAATCTGTACACGGTTTCTGTTGGGAATATGAAGGATTCATTTGATACCTTTGTTGCATCGATGCAAGATGGTCTTGGCTTGAACAAGTATTCAGTTCAGGAGTTTGCGGCAACATTTAACACGATGTTTGATTCTATGAAGTTTGGTGAGGAATCGTCCTTCGAGTTGTCGAAGGGGTTGACCCAACTAGCATATGACATGTCATCGTTTTACAACATGGATCCGGATGAGGCTTTCAACAAGTTGCAGGCTGGAATCACCGGCGAAGCAGAAGGATTAAAACGCCTGGGGATCATGATCGATGAGGCGACAATCAAATCTTATGCATACCAGAATGGGATTGCGGAAGAGGGAACTGCGCTGACTGAGAATCAGAAGGTGCTGGCACGTTACGCTGCTATTATGGATCAGACAGGAAAAGCACAGGGTGACTTGGCCAATACGATTGACAGCCCAACAAACCAGATGAGGATCCAAATGGAGAGCATCAAGGAATTGGGTGCTGAGTTTGGGAATGTATTGTTGCCGGCAGTGGCAGACATGTTGAAACCAATCAAGAATTTGACTGATTGGTTGAAGGGACTTGATGATGGCCAGAAGAAGCTGGTGGTTGGCGTTGGAATATTTGCAGCAGCTTTGGGACCAGTGATCATGATGGCGGGGCAATTGGTAATAGTTCTACCGGCAATTATAACCGCGGTTGGACTTCTGAAATTAAAAGCTGGAAAGTTAGCAGCTGGATTGAAGTTTTTGGCGACAAACCCGATGGCTATTACTGTAGCGGCTATGACTGCCATTGTTATTATATCCAAGAAAATCTATGACAACTGGGAGCACTTCGCGCCACTTGCAGATGCAACATGGGCGACCATTGCTGATGCTGTGCATATTGGCGGCGGCAGAATCAACGTGACATTCCAGGCACTCAAAGTTGGTTTTGCAAAGTTATTGGATTTTTGGCTAGGTGGATGGCTTGAGTTTTATGGAAATCTTGCTTCCATGGGTAAGGACCTTCCGATAATTGGTGGGGCGTTTGAATTTGCATCAGAGAAAATGAATGGCATGGCTGATGGCTTAGAACGTTTTTCTCAGAATGCTCAAGATGATTTGAGTACAGCAATGAAGAGTCTAGCTGAATCTCAAAAAAGTTTTTCGGAGAATGCTGGCAAAATGGGTGATGCGGCCAAGGAACTGGCCGGAAAGATGAAAGATCACTTTGCCGGTGGAGTGAAAGACGCAGCGGATGAGGCGAAGGAGAAAGGTGTGCCGGCATATACGGACACGGGGGAAGCTCTGGCTCTTGCACTTGCTGAAGGGATCCAGTCCGGAAACGGTGCGGTGAAGGAAGCGTCAGTGAATTTGGTGGATTCATTTAAGGATTCGGTTAATGATCTGAAGGATGCTTTGGTTACGGCGTTGAAGTTGAGGATCCAGGAGTCTTATGATCTGGAGAAAGAGAATCTAGAGAATGAGGTTCAGGCTCTGGAGTCTTGGAAAGACGAGAGTATCGACCGCATCAAATCGGTTTATGATGTTCGGATGGACGCGCTGGAGGATCAGAAAGATGCCGCCATCGATGCCCTAGACCGGGAGAAGGATCGGTTGGATGATTGGAAGGATGCAAGTATCAAGGCGATTGAATCGGTGAGAGATGCGAAGTTAAATGCGCTGCAGGATCAGATTGATGCCTTGGATGAACAAGAAAAGGATGAAGGTCGAGCCGCGTCATTTGATGAAGAGCAAGAGCAGATCGATCAGCTGAAGCTTTTGATTGAATATGAATCGGATGAAGGAAACCTGAAGACGATGCAGGCGGAACTGGACAAGGTTCTGCAGGCCCGTGAAGTGCGGCTCCATAAGGAAGCCATCGAGGATAAGAAAGCATCCTTGAAAGATGAGATGGAAGCGGTCAAGGAAGCTTCAGATGCAGAGAAGGAAGTTGTTGAAGAACGTTATGAACATCAGAGTGAAATTTTGGATCAGCGGATTGAGGATAAGGAACGATTCTACGAAACGCAGGCTGAGCTTATGGAATTGGCTGAAGAATCGGAACTTGAATCCATCAATTCACTTTATGAATCATCGAAGGAAACTCTGGATCAACAACAGCTGGATCAGGATGCTTTCTATGCTAAAAAGTTGGACGATGCGGCTATCAATGCTGAAGCGGAAAAATTGATCATTGATCAGAACCAGGTGGAGATTTTGGAGTTGCTGAAGGGATATGGTGATGGATACCAGGAAGTTGGTAAAACATTAGGAGAACGACTGGTGGATGGATTCAGTCCTCAAGCGGACAAGATCGCATCCATGATCAATACAATCCAGTCGAAATTGAATGCTGCGCAAGGCAAGGTAGATGCTTTGAAGTCAAATGCATCGAGTCCTTCAAACATCACTAATAACACGACGAACAATGATTCATCAAAAAATATATCGAATAACTTCACGGTGAATTCTGGAAGTAACTCAGACGAGATGCCTCGAACCATTGAAGGTCTTTCGCGGCGTCTGAGTTTTGAGATGGCTTTGTAGGAGGGATGAAATGGACAGAGAAGTGTTATTTACCAATGCCCGGGGCAGGAGTATCCGGCTGAATGACAAGCGGCCGTTTATCCTGACGAAATTAGAAGGGATATCCGCGCCGGGGAATAGCATTTATACCAGGCGAGCTCCATATCAGGACGGGCAGAGCTTTTCGCACATGTCTTTGCAACCCAGAGTGATTGTACTCGAGGGGGCATTCGTTAAAGATGGTGATCGGTTTGAGAACCGCCGGCGGTTACTGGAGGTGTTCAACCCGGGGATTAAGACCTTTGGAGAGTTGCAGATCAAGATGGGCAAGCTGACGAAGAAAGCAATTTGTGTTGTTGACAGTTCACCGGTGCTTCCGGATGACGAGGGGATCTACCAAAGGTTCCAGGTGCAGCTGTTTGCACCGGATCCATATTTGATGGATCTTCTGGATACCCTGGTGACAATGACCGAGTGGGAAGGTGGAGCATCATTTCCCCTTGAGTGGCCGACGGTATTTGCCATCCGGAGCCCGAACCAGACACTAGAGATTGAGAATGCCGGGGATGTGCCTGCGCCTATGAAGATTGATTTCTACGGACCAGCAACAAATCCAAAAGTAGAGAACTTGGTGACTGGGGAGTACATCCAGGTGAACAAGACCTTGGCGGCCAACGAGATTCTGATGATTGATACAACATTTGGGAATAAGACGGTGACTCTGAAGAACGAGGATACTGGCGAAGAGACCAATGCTTTCGGGTACATCGATCTATCGTCAGTGTTTTTGTCGTTGGATGTTGGCACGAATACGCTGAATTATTCCGCCGATGACATGGGTGTGGAAACCCTGGTTGAGATTCGATATGCAGGGAGGTATATTGGCTTATGATTCGACTGTTTGATGATCAATTTACTTTCCTGTGTGAGATTGATGATTATGAGAAACTGGAGTACATCAGAAAGCACTACGGCGCCGGTGATTTTAGCTTCAAGATGTCGCCCAGCGCGGCTCATGCGGACCTTTTCAAGAATGTGGACTATTTTATTGTGATTGACGAGGACCCGCGAAAGGCTGGGATCATTCGTTTCTATGAGCAGACTGATGAGGATGATTCGTCGATTGAGATCAAGGGATACACCCTGGAGTCACTGCTGAATCGGCGCTTGGTGATTCCGCCATCTGGATCGGCCTATGATGTGGTGTCCGGATCAGCAGAGACGGCCATCAAACATTATGTGGCCAACAATGTGACGGCTCCGGAGGATTCAGGCCGAGTGATTTCGAAGTTTTCCCTGGCAACAGACCAGGCGCGAGGCATTGCGGCAAAGAAGTATGCCAGGTATGAGGGATTGCTGGGTGTGATCAGTGAGATCGGGGAGCAGGCCGGCATGGGCTTCGAGGTCCTGTTTGACCCGGGAAGTAAGTCGTTGATCTTCGATGTGGTTCCGGGGGAAGACCATTCGGAGAATTCCGCTTCACCGGTGAGCTTCTCTATGAAGTATGACAATCTGGAATCGCAAACATTTACCGTTGATGCTTCAGGTGAAAAGACGACTGCCTATGTGGGCGGTGCTGGGGAAGAAACAAGCCGGCCGGTGATTGTTGCTGGTGGATCCGCATCAGGGTTATCGCGCATCGAGGCATTTGTGAATGCAAGCAGCGCGGATGTGGTGGACTTGCCTGATATCGGGGCCCAGGAGTTGGAGACCCTGAAGAAGATTGAATCGATCGAGGGGATCGCCCTGGACGGCGTTGGTCCGTTCCAGTACGGCGTTGATTATGCCCTGGGGGATACGGTTACCGTTGTGAATATTTCAAACGCTCAAGCCATGGATGTTCAAATCGTCGAGGTGAAGGAAACCATTGATGAGAAGGGCCATGAGGTTAGGTTGACATTTGGGATCGGCAAGCTAAAGGTGTCCGATGTCCTGAAGAACAAATTCAAACAATATGATAAAATTTTGAGGAGGTAGAGATGGAGCATTCGAGATTTTTTGACAGTGTGAATGGGGACCGGTCCTATCCAGCGTCCTCATTCTCAGAGTTCTTTGCTTCAATAATTGGTACAGGGGTGCAGGCCTTGGGAACGAACCTGCAGGTGCTAGAAGTGGACGGTACGATGAAGGTGGAGATCCAGCCCGGGGTGGCGTGGATTAACGGTTATTTCTATACGGTGGATGCGGACAAACTTCAACTAACTTTGGATGGAACAGATGCGACCGATAACCGGTTTGACCGAGTGGTCCTGCAGCTGGATTTGGTGAGCCGGGAATTGACTGCGAAGGTTCTGAAAGGCGTGGCGGATGTGAATCCGGTGGTACCGGCGCTGACCAGGACGGATACCGTTTATGAGATTTCCCTGGCGAAGATCGAAGTGATTGCCGGGAAGAGTTACATTGAACAAAATGAGATCATCGACGAGCGAGAAGATGACACGGTCTGCGGCAAGGCTGAACTGTTGGTGATGGTGGTGGGATTCAATCCGGATGATTACGGAACGGCGGATGAGGTTGCAGCAAATGCGCAAGCGATTCTTGACCTTGCAGATGCAGCGTTCTATGACTCCAATGACAAGACGATATCGTTCGAAAAGCAGATGATTACTTCTTCTGGTGGAGCGGCCTTGATTGATTGGAGGCAGGGCAACAAAGCTGAAATCACTTTGACGGAAGATGTTGTGCTGTCATTTCAAAATCCTGTGGCGGAGGCTGGACTAACACTCATTGTCAAGCAGGATGGAATCGGAGGTCATGTGATCACCTTTCCTAATGGGATCATCACGCCTGACGAAGGTGCACCGGCAATTGCAGCTGCTGCTTCTGCAGTAACATTCTATGGATTGTATTTCGGTGGTTCTGAGTACCTGTTGTCCTGGAGCGTAGGATATGGAACACCGTCTTCTTATGTCACAACTTTGGAGTAGGCTATGGCGATTATTAAAACTTATACAACCGATGTGTCTCATGTCTATCCGGTACTATACATCGATGATCACTATTATGATTTGACAACGAGCGACCAAGGGATTTACATCGAGGACGATGAGACGCCGCCATATACAGAAGAGGATCGGTCGATTGTATTTTTCCATCATCTGCAGGACTTGATTAATATTGCGAACAGCGCCAACAAGACAATAACGCAGATATTATTCAAAGTGTATTTTTATAGCGAGTCATCTGATAACTTGGATCCATCAGACAGGTATCCGGTTGTTACGATTGGTGAGAAAGAAGTTTCATCAGTTCTTACTTCGATATGGGGCAGTGTAAGTACGTACGTGAATCCGCCTCAATGGGCTGAGTGGAATATCACAGAGGGATTTAATGCATGGCTTGCTACTGGAGTGGATAATGACTCAATTTTGAAGTTGTTTATCACTCCGGATGAAGTTAGTGCAGATGAACTTCTTAGGTACTATGGCAGGACTCCAGATGATTCGGTTGATTACATGCGCATGGAAGTAACCTATGAAGAAATTGCAGGCCTTACGGCTTTCAATTTAGGCGCAAGCTTTTAGGGAGGGACTAGATGATTACGAAAATATTTGAATTGAATGTTGATTTCAATAAAGCAGTTACCTTCCGTCCGATCTCTTTTGTGAAAGGGGACCATGGCAGCTGCATGTTGAGGATGAATATTGTCCAGGACATAACTGGTCTGCGGATCTTTGTCGCCTTTGAATTGGCCAATGGAACCAAGTATTTGCATGAGGCAACCGCGGGAAGTGAAGTGGCAGAATTGATACTGCCAAGCGGTGTTCTGGCCGTGGCCGGGAAGGTGAATTGCCAGGTCGCACTCTATGATGTTGAGAATCGATTGACTAACCCTGTGGGGTTTAATTTCATGGTTACTTCGGATCTTGCTGATGAGGCGATTGAAGCAACTGACCAGGTGCCAGTGCTGACTCAGCTGATCACGGATGCTCAAAATATGCTTGATCAATTTGATTACCTGGGGGAAGTGGCGGAGGATGCAGAGCAGGCTCAATTGGGAGCGTTGTCTGCGCAGCTTGATACCGAGCAAGTGCTTGCAGATCTTATCGCTATGATGGGAAGTGACATTGCAACCCTGACTGGGGGCAAGCTGACACCCAGCCAGATACCTGCTTTATCAATTAATGATACCTTCACGATTGAAGATGAAGCGGAGTTGATCTCACTGGAAGCACAACGAGGCGATACAGCAATAATCGTTGTGGATAGTGTTGTGGCCAATTGCTATTTGCTTGCCAGTGATGATCCAACGGTTGCTGATGATTGGAAGAAACTCGGAGTTAGCTATGTGTCTGAAGCTGGTCATGCGACAAGTGCGGATGAAGCGGTCAATGCAACGACAATCAACAACAAGCGGATTGTGGCCATGACGGATAGTCAGTATGATGCTGCAGTTTTGGATCCAGATACGATCTATGTCGTTACTCCAGATTAGGGTGGTGAGATTATGAGCATAAAAGTGAATGGCCAAGACTGCAAGGTTTATAAAGGTGATCACAAGCCGGTGAATCTGTATCGTGGTGATAAGAAGATTGCTGGGTGGCATGAAGAGACTCAGGTTGGTGAGGGACCTCTGGTGTTTGAGAATACTTACGATGATGAAGCTTCGGTAGTCATAGAGGGCAACACTGAACAAATTCGGACCGAGCAGGGCTTGAACCTATTAGATATAAGAAAAGCCTCTTTCATAGAAGTTGGTGGTGAGAGTTACCCTGGCACACTAACGATAGAAGGCGATGTGATTAGTTATGAGTATTTACCCGGCTCTTACGGAATAATGCTAGCTGGAGCTATTAACGTTAATCCTAATACAGAATATAGCGCTTCATGTTTGGTTACGCAGATCGCAGGCACTCTAGGTCCATCATATGGAATACGTGTACATTATCTGCAGACTGGCATATACTCATCTGTTTCTCAGAAATGGAATATTACATTCAACACGGGTGAAAATACATCCATAGAGATTTTATTTTATGTTGGAATGGCTTCTCCTACTGGTGGAATAATAGAATTTATTAACTTTCAATATAAACTTGGCCTGTTAGTTCCTTTTAACCCTTTTGTTCCCGATAGCCCATCACCAGATTATCCAAGTGAGGTTAATAGTGTTGAGGAAGCTCAACTGATTAACCATTCAATAAATATATGGGACGATAATTCTTGGAGTTATATTGGTATGGAGGATGAATTAGATGTATTAATTTTTAATGGCTATTATACTGCGGAGTCAGGCAGTATCAATGGAAATCCTTTATTATTGCTTGAAGATACAGATATTATCAAAGGCAATGTCTATACAGTATCAGGTAAATTTAAGAAGGGCATATATTGGAATAAGTTGCTCTTACGCTTTAAAGATAACACACGAGTAGTTTTAGGAGAATTTGATGATCTATTTGAAGAGTCCAGTTTAACGTTTGCGATCCCAATTGATAAAGAACCACAGTATCTATATATTGAAACTGGTGCGGCATATGTAGATGGATACGTAGAGAAAGGAACTTTACAAGTTGAAGTAAACGCAACTAAGACTTCATGGTTTGAATATATTGAACCAACTGAAATAGTCTTACCGATTCTCAGAAAGATAAAGGAAGTAGCAGATACTTATAACCCGACTACTGGAGAGTATATACAACGAATAGGTAAGAAAGAATTTGATGGAGCTGAGTCTTGGGTAGAAACCGCTACTGCCAACCAAATTAGCACTATAAGGTGTAGTGTTGCAATGGCAGTTAAAGGGACAGTACTGGATTATTACTATAATACACACTTTCAGCATGTGATCACATCTACGCTAGATATGGAGTGCAGTTACACCGGACTGAATTATATAGCCTTACGTATTAAAAAAAATAAATTAGTCTCACAGGATGCATTAGGTTTCAAAGTTTGGCTTGTAGAACAATATGCGAAAGGAACTCCAGTGACAGTCTACTATCAATTGGCGGAGCCAATCACAGCATACCTTGACCCAGTCACAGTTCCAACGTTCCCTGGAACAACAGTGATCGAGCAGGATGGGGAAGTGAAGGGGATGATTACTGCAACAACGAAGGTGATGGATTAATGCATAAAAATGGGGGAGGATGGTAAATGACACAATTACAGGAATATTTTTCAAAAGTACTTGATGGATCTAACCCAGCGATCGGATTTGTCCTTTCGGCGATAAGTTACTTACTCTTTCCGGATCAAGCTTTCTTTACGAGTATCATTGCTGTAGGGGTGGCCATGATCTTGGATATCCTCACGAAGTTCTGGTCTTTAGCCAAGCTGAATGAAGGGTATCGGGAGGCGGTGAAGACGAGGGCGATATACAGCCGGACCCTATGGGACAAGACGAAGATTAAATTGTTTTCGTACTTGTGCATTATGATTCTTGCAGGACTCAGCTATAGGGTAGCACCCCTGAAGGAAATGGGGATCTTCTTTGCAACGGTGGTCTATGCGGTGATGTTTCTCCGGGAAGGGCAGTCGGTTGTTGAGAATTTAGTAGATGGAGGAGCTGACCTTGGGTGGCTCCTTTTTTGGGTCAAAAAAAAGCAAAGGCAGATTCTTGAATGTGAAGTAGATGAATTTGATCAAGGATCACCAGGGAAGGATGATGATTATGAAATGCGTGTTTAAAACGGAAAGGAAGCTTCTCTCGATCAATCGATATTCACGCCCAGGGCGATTGCTGAAGGGGATGCGGGGAATTGTGGTTCACTGGGTGGCGAACCCTGGGTCCACGCCGGCTGGTAACCGAAATTACTTCGAGAATAGGAAGAGTGGCGATGAGGGGTTTGGATCCGCTCATGAGATCATTGGGATTGCGGGCGAACGCCTGGTGTGTATTCCAGAGAAAGAGTTAGCCTATCATGTTGGATCCAAAAAGTACACAAAGAAAGCTCTGGCTAAGTTGTCCTCCTATCCGAACAATTATACCTATGGGATCGAGATGTGTCACAGGGGCTGGACGGGGGAGTTTTCTGAAGCAACATTGGATTCTGCTGCGCATCGATGCGCGGAGCTTTGTCTGAAGCGTGATCTGGATCCGTTACAAGATATTTGGACCCACCAGCAGGTTGTTGGATGGAAAGACTGCCCACGGTGGTTTGTAAAGAATCCAAAAGAATTTGAAAAGTTTAAAGAAAAAGTGGAGGAGATTATGATGGGAAAAAAATTGGAGAAGTGGCAAATAGAACTTGGCCAGAAAGCAGTGAAGGAGTTGGCTGGGCGGAATGTCTTGAACAATCCGGAGCAGTGGTTAAAGGAAGAGAAGTTAGCAGAACCAGCGCCGACCTGGTTGATGCTTGTGGTACTTGCGCGATATGCGAAGGAGGATGATAAGAATGAAAACAAAAATTAGAGTGTTGATGTTGCTCCTGGCAGTTATTCTGCTGGGAGTTTTGATTTTGGGGTTCCAGGGAGCGATGCCAATACCAATGACCGTGAATGTAGTTGCGGCAGGAGTGTTCGTTGGGGTGTTGCTTGTGCTGATCTATATGGGGCAGATTGAAGTAGTAAAAAAGATCTTGCTCTCATTGGTGATTGAAGCGGAGCAGATCTATGGATCCGGAACTGGTAAGATGAAATACAATTATGTGCTGGGGAAGGCATACTCGATGATCCCAGGTATAGTTAAATTGTTTGTAACTGAGAAGATGCTTAGTGAGATATTGGAAGCTGCAGTTGTTCAGTTGCAAGCTTTTCTTTCTGAGACGAGAGCGGAATAGCATCTCACTCGAGAATTAACTTATTCTAAGTTGCTCTTCAATTATATATTTATTTGGCAAGTTCTGATAGAATTATATACAGAAATTGGTAGGTGGATCAGTAAATGAGAGGAGCAAAATATGTGTGATAGAAAAATGAAAGATACTTTTATAACTCAAGCTTCAGAGATTTTAGGTGATACTCGGGATGGATTGTCTGGAGCCCAAATCATTAAACACTGTAATTCTTATTCTCTTGATTTTGGTGTTGAGATTCCAATTACTAGTCCTGATTTCGGATCTTTTGGAAGTATTGTTCCAAATAAACGAACAGCTTTATTGCGAAATTTAAGGGAGTTCAATGGGGTTCAACAGTTTTTAATCATAAAAGAGTTGTGTGAACTAGACTTGTTTGTAGGAAACACAAAAGCAGAAAAATTAAAACGAGCATTATTTACTCAATATAGTGAATTTGCAGCTGGTGCTGTTTATGCAGAGGATTATCAGCCGACTGGTTGGGCTGGAGTTGATGAGAAACTTAAGAAAATGAGAACACTTATTGAGTCCGGTGTGGATGCGATGGATTACCAATCGGTTGGTAATATTGGCAGGGATGCTATTGGATTGATTGCTCAAGAAGTTTATAATCCACATGAACATGGCGCTGTTCATAAAGATGGTACTGAGATAGGAAAGAAGGACGCAAAGCGGATGCTTGACAATTTCTTTGCTACTAGACTTGGTGGAAAGAAATCTGAAGTAACACGTCAATATGCCAGAGCGGCAAATGGGTTACAGAATCAATTGACTCACGGCAGCAAGGCAAATAAAAGTAATGCGATATTGTGTTACACTGCGGTAAATGCTGTTGCAGCGTTAGTTAAAACGATTAATGAAGATATCTGATGAATCAAATGATTCTGATTTGTAAAGAAACTGAGCGTACTAAAAACGTACTAAAAAACCATGAAGCCACAAATCTGGTGTGAAAATCGGTGGAATACAGGCATGAAATACACTGAAATTAACTGATTAGTGCTGAAAATAATGCAATTTGATTAATTGGCAATAAGAAACTAAAAAATAAAAGGAGCGTTTCTTCCAGATTTAATTTGGAGGAAGCGCTCTTTTTGATTTTGTTTTATTTTGAGTTTAACTTTTCAAACCCGATTGGGGTGAGTATGCAA